TTAAAAGGTCTTGAAAAAACGTACGAAACACTTTTAGAATTTAAGAAATCAAAAAATAGTGAGTTAGTGGTTTTACTTAATAATAAGATTGTAAAAATAAAACCCACAACCTTATAATGTAAAATACAGTTCACAAAATAAGGGGTATTTGTAAATTATATTTTATGTTATATCAACGTAGTCATAAACAAAAGAATCCCAAAACACTAATGATTGATAAAACACCACACATAATGAACCCATACATCTATTACAACAAGTTAGACTCCACTAAAGAAATACAAGGTAAATTTCATGCCATTGATTTAGAAGAGGCAACTAAAATTGCCGCCAATAAAAAACAAATGACAGTAGAAGATTTTCTAACAGTATTTAAAGTAGAAGAATGGAAAAAAGAGTTTACGTTAAATAAAAGGGGGGAATTGTTAACTTCTAAATAATTAACTCGTCGTAAAATATATCAGGTCCTTAGCGTTAGTATTAAATACATTATTAATGATGGATAATAAAGGTTCCTTCCAAACATTAATATCATTAAAGAAACCATTAAGTCTTTCGGACATATCTTCAGATAATACAATGACATCAAAATTTTCATCCTTTACATCAGGTCTATTATAACAAGGCTCAGGTAAGTCACCTTTAATATCTTCGGGGTAATCACCATAATCATTATAGTATTCAATGTTAACCAATTTAAATAAATAATTATCATGTTCATTTCGTGGTAGAACAAATGATATAGCATAAGGGTCACAACAAATACCCATACCACAATTAAATTCTGACCAATCATAGTACATGTCATCAAACCCTTCAAAAGACATATTAAGATATGTGTGAAGAACTTTAATAAATTTAGATTCTGTAATAGTTACATTCATATGATATAAATATATGTATATAATGTATTTATGATTATGAACTACGATTATCAACATGGGCATTGTCACTATTTTGCGAACATCATTATAGATGAAATAAGAAAATTGGTCCCAAATGATTTCCCCATTAACTATTACTTAATCCTTGCGGAAAGACATGATGACGAGGGGGAGACAATAGATGATGTTTTAATTCACGCATATATAAAGATAGGGAATTATTATTTAGATTCAGAAGGTTTCCATACTATAGATGATGTAAATAAAAGAGAACAAGAGTGGGTGGATATAGAAGAAACACTAACACCTGAAGACTATTCCTTTAACTCACACCAAGAAGAAAGTGAGAACATACCCAATTACTTTTTTAATAGATTCTGTAAGAGAGATACAGTAAAGAAAGATATTAAAGATTTTATATCACAACCACAGTTTCAAGACTTTATCACAAAACTACATAACAAAGATAGGTAATGTTAAGATAAGGATTATAGATTAGTGAGAATGGGTAATTAATTCACTCACTCCATGGGTGTCTCCTTCGGGACACCATTCCATTTGTTCATTAATTTCACATTCCCCCGCCCAAATAATAAGAAGTCCCCTAATAAGAAGTCCCCACCTAACGAGGAGACCATACATGATACCATGTATGATGAGGATGAGATGTGATGTAGTGGATTATATGAGATTACATATAAAACAATACCTTTGGTAAGGAACTATATGTTATAAGGTATAATCCATATATGGACTTATGTTACATATCATAATGATGAGGTTTCACCTCACTAAGATGATATAAATAATAAGTCCCACTTTTCTCCACTTATGTTGTCTCCCATACAAAAGGACATAGAGTAATCACCTAACGAGGGGGTTAAATAACAACTCGGTTCTTCGTTGAAGGGGGATAAAATCCCTCTGAAACACTCCCTATGGTCGTTTCCCCGCACCTTATACTTAGTGTTCCTTTATTGTCTGGAAAACGTATATAGTAAAAAAGTGGTCTTCCTGATATCGTCAGGGGGAATAAAATGGTCATTAACATATTACCATAACCATATCTGTGGTAAAAAGTGGGGGAACTTAGTATACAAGTGGGAGGACGAATATGGACGAGGGGATTATCCCCAATCCAACGGTCACCTGACATTTTGACATTTTCAAGTTTTTCCCCCTAAAGTTATGAACAATCCACATTAATTTTCCCCCTCTGACATAGTGTCATGTGGATAACTATATTTACGTGAACAATATTTTTATATGTTCCTAACCATAATTTATTCACTTTACTGTTAAGATGTTTATGATATGTCCATGGAATATGAAATCACACAGGTAGACGACAGAATTAGGGTGACCATCACAAAGGAAGGAAAAGAGGCGGGGTCATTATATTTTGAGAAAGCAAAGAAAGGTTTTACAAATAAACCATTAAGTATGGGGTCTTGGGCATGTATAGATGCAAAGATAGAAGATGACACAATATTCAGTGAAACATTAACCCCCAAAGATATTGTCAATGAGTGTCAAGAATTAATAAAAGAAAATGGATTTTAAGTTATGAGAAGAATTACCCTGTTATTTTTAGAGATACTATATAAGATATATCTTTCAGTTCCAAGTCTATTAATTTGGTACCCCTACTTTTTATGGTTACGTATAAATGACAAATTGTTTACAAAAAAATAATTGTAGGTGGGAGTCTACCCTCTGCGACCCCCAATGTTTGTCGAACCCGTCTCGGACTTAACCACCGACAATACAAAAGTACGGAATAATATTTAATCACACAAACATATTAGAATATATTTATTGTATATCTTTAAACAATGCCAAAATACACACAAGAAGAATTAGATAATAACTATACGTTTAAGATAATTCAAAAATCCCTTAAACAAGAATTCCCCTTTATTAAGAAGGTATATCTTAGAAACCCCAAAGACATAGACAAATGGTCCACTAATATATTTGTAGATGTGGATATTAATCCATATGAGATATCAGAAAGATATGGATTTCCTTTGGATGGATTGACAGAACGATACCTAAGACGGGGGCAAGAATATTGGTCACCTCATCTCCACATGTTCTTTAAGCTTAATACATTTCAAGAACGTGGAATAATTACAAATATTGTTAATGATATTGATTACCTGATACATTCCATACAAGAGAATGCCGCTATCCCCGACCATCTTAAGTTCTTTAGGAGAGTTAATATAGGAGCTTGGTATGCCAATCCTGATACCGTACCCCATGACATAGTGTCAGGAGGGGAGGGGATATAAAGTTATTAACAATGGCTCCCCCCGGCATGGGGTCATACCCCCCTATGGGTACCCCCTCCCCCCCGTATCCCCCCTTATATACTGTCAAAATGTCAGATTAGGGGGGATAATCCCTTAGATAATGGAAATAAAATTTTGGGGAAAAAATGTTCCCTTTTTGACTATTTATATATTATGGAAAAAGGGTTTGAGAAACTTCTTAAGAAATTGTTGTTAGAAAAGTATCCGATTTATTTGGATGTCCATGTTTCCGAATCGGGAAAGTATAACCCTAATAAAAGAATTTGTTATGAGGTATTTCTTATTATTTTTGATGAATATTATGGAACATCTTGGAGTACAAAACAAATTGATGAGGTTAAAGAATATGTTAATACTCTTGCAAAATATATGGAGATAAATATTTGTGGGGTTTATCATGAAGTTGTTAATGAGCAAGAATGGGAAGAGATGAAATTACCTATTAAAAATTAAACCCCCTCCCAACAGAGGGGTTTTTTATTTCCTATAAACACGTATTACATTCCTTTCGGTCATTCCATATGATGACCCCTTCTTTTAAATTGACCCCTATATGTAAAATAAAATTTTTGGAAAATTTTGGGGAATTGGTTAATATTCCCCAACGGTAATATCCTGATAAAATAGGGGGTATATTATACTAAAGTTTACCGAACGGGAATATCATAAAATATTTTTGTGGAATCTTAAACAATGGTCGGGATATTTATTTAAAATGAGTAGAATTATCAAACTTACTGAATCTGATTTAAATCGAATTGTGAAACGCGTTATTGTCGAGAATGAATCGAAAAGGTATTCGGATACAATTCTTCTTCTTTTGGAAACGTTTAAAGAAGATTGTGTTTGTGGGTTTGAAGTTGATTATATTGACGAAACTGAGACCTACCTAATCAAAATGATTGTTGGTATTAGAGATTTGGATAATAAATTTCCTATAAATATCCAAATTAGAAATTATTTAAACAAATTAAAGAAAATGGTTAATGACCATGTTTATAACTATTTGCCAATTCGTTTTCTTGTTGTTGTTAAAGAAACTCCCAAATGTAAAAATTAATTAAAGGTATTTATTATTATGAAGTATATTATCACGGAGTCTCAGTATAAAATTTTGTTGGAGGATGATGACCGTCTGAACAGGATGGTGGAGAAGTATTTGAATACTGTGTTTGACAACTTAACTCAGGTTGATACAAAATTTGGTTCAGCGTATAAGTTTAATGATGACGAGGGGTATGCAATATTGGTATCTAAAACAAGTGACGGAAAACAATTGGCAATTGCATCTCCACTTATTAATAAAGTTACATCAATATTAAATACATTACTTGATTTGGATAGAGTAGGTGTCGTTAAAACCATTAGTAAGTATTGCAGAGAAGTATTGGGAATCAATTATGACTATATTCGAACTTGGCCAATTAAAATACCAGGACCTGATGAAGACGAGGATAATTTTTAATGAAATTAACGTATTTATAATAAACTAAATTAATCCCCCTCCAACAAAGAGGGGTTTTTTGTTTCTTGTATATTTATTGTTGTATGAAAATCATTATCACAGAAAACCAATTTAAATCTTTATTAACGGAATCAATTGCTGATGATTCGGAATTAAGAGATAGTATAAAAAATTATGAATCCACTGTTGTTGATTCAAAAGGTAACCATTATGTATTTGATGATAAGGATTCAAAAAACCCAAAAACTTTTATTTCAAATAATAAACTAAAAAAGGGTGGAACATTAACAATTGGGTGGGGACATACAGGTAAAGAAGCGACAATAGGAAATAAGATATTAAATTCAAAGGCTGAAGAGTTATTAACAAAAGATATTATAGAAAAAGAAAATATTGCAAAGAAAGTATTATTTCCAAAATATGATAAGTACCCATTATATATACAAAGGGTATTAGTTAATACCGTGTTTAGGGGGGAGGCAAAAACATCTCATGAATGGGTAAAGGCAATAAATTCAGGTAATTGGAGTTTAGCTGCTAAAAAATATGTTGAAGGATGGAATATTAATTTTTCTCAAGCAAAAGACCCTAAATATAAAGGTGGGGTTGCCAATAGAATGGTAAACAATCAAGAAGCATTTATTAAGTATGGTAATGAATTAAAAACAAAAAAACCCGTTGTTAAAAATTCCAAACCTGAAACCGAAAAACAAAGGTGTTTAAAAATGTTACCAAAGGAGTTGGTCTATAGACCTGAATGTGATAAGTACTTTAAAAGTAATTACAATATGGATTATGGTTATGATTTTCCTGAAATGTTTTATACCGTAAAATCAGGTGATACTCTTTCGGGAATTGCATCAAAATATGGTAAATCTGTTACTGTGGATAAGTTAAGAAAGTTAAATAATTTAACGTCAGACAATATCAAACCTGGACAAAGATTAAAAATAAAATAATAATTAATTCTTCTTTTTAAATTGTGTCCGGAAACGAAACCCGACTTCGTCGGTTTTTCTGAGCGACCGAACCCTTCGGGTCTTTTTCATTCACTAAGTTGTCCATTATAGTTGGTCTCTCAGAAAATGTCGGATATCTAAAAAAAAAAATTTGGAAATAAGGTATTATTATTATTATCTTTGTGGTGTAAAATATTTAAAAATGGAAAATAATAATAGTGTATGTTATGTTGGAATAATCGGAGAGGTTAAACCAATAGAAGGGGCAGACAACATAGAACTTGCATTGGTTGGTGGTTGGCAAGCCATCACCAAGAAAGACGAATACCAAGTTGGTGATATGGTTGTTGTTGCAACTACTGATGCGGTTATACCACAAAAACTTTCTGATGGATTAAATGTTACAAGTTATCTTCGTAAAGGTCAGAGAGTAAGAACTATAAAACTTCGTAAGGTTTATTCTGAATGTTTAATAATACCAATAGGGTTTGTTCCAGAAAAATATAAGTATGATGGTTCTGACTGCATGGAGTTACTTGAAGTGTTTAAATACGAACCTCCAGTTAAGATGATTCAGTTAAGTGGGGGTAGAAAAATCAAATATTCCCAAAACCCTAACTTCCATATCTATTACAAGTTCCCTAACTTAAAGAATGTGCCTGAAATGTTTAACGAAGATGACATAGTTACTGTTACTCGTAAACTTCACGGAACAAATGCGAGATTTGGAATTGTCAAAAAGAAAAAACTTTCAATATTTGATAGAGTTAAAAAGTTATTTGGAAACAAATGGGTTAACTACGAATATGTTTTGGGAAGTCATAACGTAGAGAAAGGGTCTGAATCTCAAGGGTTTTACTCTACAGATGTGTGGAAAACTATATCGGATAATTACAAAATAAAAGATAGACTATGGGATTATGTTAAGAAATATGGTAGTCCTGACTATTTGGGTGATGGGTTAATCATCTATGGTGAGATATATGGTCATGGTATACAAAAAAATTATGATTATGGTTTAACTGATGTTAAATTTGCTGGTTTTGATGTTGAATTAAATGGTGATTACCAACCTTATTACGATGAAAAGAATGTCTTTCAATCGTTGGGATTACCAAGAGTTGAGGTTCTATATTTGGGGACTTGGTCCAAAGAAAAACAAGATAAATATGTATTCAATAACAATATAGAAGGAACCAAAGTTCCTCACGAAGGTGTGGTTGTTAAATCCATTACCGGTGATAGGCACAAAGTTGGTAAAGTAATCAACCCTGATTACACAATATTTAGTGAAAAAAATAACGTAGGTGACTCCCATTAACTTGATGGGGTCACTTTTTTTTATTATTATTAAATAATATGGAACAGAAGTTAAATGTATTATTATTATTATCTTTGTGGTATGAGAATTGATAACTTTTTAAAGAACCTTACTATTGAAGAACTGATTGAGGTACAATCTAAATCTTCGGGTATAATCCATGATTATAAAGATGGATATTTTTATATCTGTGAGGTACGTTCTTATGGACGTAATTGGAAGAATTCGGATATCTACAATACTCATACTCTTCAGGAGTTATGTTACCAATATTATGGTGACGATGGTATTGTTGATGTATATTCTAATAACCCCGACTTATCTGGTATTGATAACTATGGGGTTCTTAAATTTATTCCATCCGTTGAGGACCATAAGAAATGGAAGCACTATATGTACATTAAGAATTCTATTCCCCGATATGAGGAAGAACTTGATAATTGGGATAAACGTGAGGATGTTCCTTTTAAGTATAGACCATCTTCCGCTCCGTTCTATAGTCGTGAGGATATTGATGAAATGAAATTAAAGTTGGAAAACTTTGATATGAATTTTGTTGAACCAAAATCTTATATTAATAATGCTGAAGAATAAGATGAAAACAACAAAAAGAATAGACTCTGAATTAGAGTTACATAATTTTATCACTGAATTACAAATTGCAGGAATAGAAATACCATCAAATGTGACCTTAGAAATTGATAGTTCTATTTTTGAATCTGAATTTAAAAAATTTGCCCAAACTTGGATACCTGAAGAAATATTACCTATAAAAAAATTTAAATACAGAGGAGAAAAAATAACCTTTAAATCAGAATAATATGAAACAAGAGAAATGGGATAAACTTCATAATGAACTTGATGAAGCTTTAGATTCAGAATTTGGAAAAGCTAAAGTAGCCTTAAGAGAATACCTGTTAGAAAATAAAGAAAAGGTTGCTGCTGATTTAGATGAAATGAGAGAGAAA